TCCATCTTCAGTATCAGTTTGCGCCACACTATCAACATAAAGTTTGATTCCCGTTGCACTTGACCTGTCAAGCACTCCAACATAATGATGCCATGCCCCATCACTAATCCCTGTATCAGATGATGCGCTGGAGACAAGCACTGTTCTGTCACGCACACTATATACAACACGGTTGTCTCCACTAGTTACATATAATCCATGCCCCGTTACTTCAGCGGCAAGTGTACCATTTGTCACGATACATGTGTAGGGGGAGGAATGTGAGCTGAATTTAGCCCATGCAGACATTGAGGCATTGCCTAAACCAAGATTACAGGGTGAATAATTTGATACTTCTATATAATCATTCACCCCATCAAAACTCAGTGCAGTATTCGCCACACCATTCTGCCCTGCAACCGAGTGAGCAGAAGTATTAGGGTTACCTGTAGCATCGCTGAACGTGCCATTCAATCCGTTCCTACTAGTATCAATAACCACAGCACTTGCAGCATTATCATTCATAGGGCAGTGCAATGCCACCCCTGTACTCTTTAGCATTATGGCTCCTCATTGGGGGTAGGCTCTTCTATATCAGCTTCAAGTGCATCGTACTGCACCTTCAACGCAGCACGCTCAGCTATAATAGCATCCCCTGATGCCTGTATTCGTACCAGTTCTTTTCCCTTACTAATCCAACTTGCTTTGAGCAGATTCTTGTACGTCTCTACTGCAATCTTAGTTGCCTCTGTAATAGCCATGTCATATCTCCTGTATTTCTAACCAGACTGTTGCTGTGTTACTGCCAGACTCGGATTTCGATTCGGCTGATATAATTGTACCTGTATTAAATACAAATTCTGTACCAGAAGGTTTATTAGAGGACTCCCGCTTTACAGCGTTAGTATTACCTTCAAGTAATGTATCCCTGAAATAAGTAGTCCCATCAGTAAGTCTTACACGGAACTTCTCAGTAGCATTAGCTTCAACCTGCATACCAAGTATTCTAAATGGTTTGGAAGCAGCAGCCATAATCTGATCAGCAGTATCCAACATGATTAACCTCCGGCCTTACTGTCATTAAACTCTGCATCAACATCAAAAGCCCCAGCAACCACAGTGTGCTCAATAGTAACCTTAACACCATAAGTACTGGCAAATGGGCCTATAACATTTATTCCTTCAGGGTCTTGCACTCCCGCAAACACATATACAGCGTCATCAGTAATCTGGATGTAACTTCCACCCGACTTGATCTTCTTGTAAACACGTATAATAACCGTATCCCCACCAGCCTGATTACTCAAATCAATGCAGAAGTCATTGAGCATAAATGCTGTGGCATCAGTCTCCTCATATAATGTCTGTTCTGAAGCATCAAGAGTTGTGGTTCCACTGTCTCCAGCCCGAGCAAGATCAAGCACTGCATCCAACTCCGCTTCAATAGTAGACAAATTCTTGGTAGTATCCGGTTGAATCAGCAGCGTTCTACTGAGTACCCCTTTTACATAAGCCATAATGGTTTTGGTAGTACCAACCACTACTACTCCGGTATCATCTTTCTTACCCACTGCATCACGCATAAAAGTATCTGTGGTAGCATCCTTAGTGGGAACAATGTGCAGACCAAGAAGCCCTTTAACATAAGCAATAATCGACTTGGTAGTAGCAACCGTGGTGACAGCAGTATCATCTTTCTTGCCACTTACATCCCTCATGTGTGCATCAGTAGTGGCATCTTTAGTTGGCACAATATGAAGTGTCAGCAACCCCTTCACGTAAGCAATAATGGATCGTGTAGTTCCCACAGTGGTCTGAGCAGTATCATTCTTTTTACCAGCCACATCTCTCATATGCACATCTGTGATTGCATTTGCAGCAGGTACATCATGCAACCCATCTATCACTGTGGCTTGTGCTGCTATAGCTGTATTCTGCGCTGCCACATTAGTAACTTGTGCCCCAACCACTGTAACATCAGCCCCTGTAGCAGCATCATAACCCACCAGGCTTGCATCTGCCTCTACCCCTACTTGTGCAGCCGATACGTCATTGAGCGATCCTAATTGTGCTACTAATTGTGCAGGTGTTACAGATATTTGTAAGTCCAAGTTTTTCACTTTGTTACCTCCCTATGATTGCACAGCAAAGAATGCCTTAATTACAGGTGTAATAGGATCTCCAGCAATTTGCTCAACACATACTATAACAAAAGGAAGAGTAGCACCACTGGACTTAATTATAGTTGTTCCATCCTCTGTTATTGTAGTTACTACATCATTCACATCAAGATTATCAAACCCAACTCCATCCAGACCACCTTTGACTGTGGTGTTTATTATTGTTCCACTAGACGCGCCATCAACATCCACTTGCAACAGCATGTCTCTACAAAATGGACAGAATATTACTTCAGTTACACCATCTGTAATGGGTAATGTTATTGGGAAAACCTCTGTGTAAGGTCTACCACCATATTCACTAAGGATAATCATAACAATTCCTCCTGTAAATCAACATGTTGTATGCATACTCTAATTTAGTATATTATATAGATATATCCCGTTCCTGTCAAGTTATTTAATTTTCTTATATTCCTGATTTTTCTGCATTCAACACAAGTTATTTTCATTGTATAGCCCTCCAGCAACGCATAATCTCGTCCTTCAGTAATGGTGGCTGATAAAACTCCTTCAACTTATGGATATTCATGCAATTATTAACCAAGTGAAGATGCTCAGCTGCACACAACTCTCGTGGTGTTATGCATACATTTCTATGTGAATTTGTGATAACACCTATAAGTGTAGCAAGTCGAGATACTGTTGCGAACCCATCACATGCTACATTAAACACACCAGTGCATTTATTCAATATTAATGCAATTGTAGCATTCACAATCACATCAGTACTGGTATAGCTGTTGCACACTGTGATGAATTTCTTGAACTTTGGAAGCTTACATAAGAGATTATTCCTGTCCACTGTATCCCCGAAGAATAGCCGGGGGCGAAGTATAAGGTCATTGTCCCTGCATCGTTGCTCCCCTACCCACTTAGTCACGGTATAATTGCAGTGTGCAGCGAGCAGACTACTCTCATCCTGTGCTACCAATCCATCATCATACAAGCATCCGGTAGACACATGCACGAACCTCTTACCTTCTGCTGCACAATACTTACTCAATATCCCCGGCACAAGTCCATTGCTCCATAATGCCCCTGCAAAGTTATCCCTATTCTCACACCAACGGGTGTTGCTCTTGCCAATGCAGTTAATAATAATATTATATGGATCCAGCACAGATAAGTCCGTAAGCCCTTCCACATTCAGCACATCCTTACCCCATACCTCAAATCCTCTCTGCTCGAACTTCTTCCCCAAGAATCCTTTCCCCAATACAACTACTTTTTCCAACATGCCTCATTCTCCTTATACCAATTAATTGTGTTTGTTATTCCCCCGCTGAATGGCATGAGAGATTTCCCCCTGTCACAAGTATATTCATCTCTCCTCCTTAATCAATGTTATAAGATCTGATGTGGATATCCCATCTGTTCGTGGGATGAACTTTAGCTTCACATTCTGCCTTAGCAACGCTTTTGCCCATTTACTGTATAGCGGGTCCTTGTCCCATCCTTCCCCACTAAATGCCACATCAAACTTCATACTCAGCCATTGCTTGTAGAAGTCCCGCGTCCTGCATTCCACAACAGCATCCACACAGTCCAATGCACTGATAAGTTCCAATCTATGGTGGAATATTGTAATAGGTAGTGCACCCTTATACTCCTGGGCCAATTCATCCGTAATAACCCCCACTATCAACCTATCGCACATAGCCTTACACACTTTCAACTGCCTGAGATGTCCAACATGGAACAAATCATACAATCCTGCAACATACCCTACCACCATATCATACTCCGTTCTTTCCTTCTTCATCCATTTTTGTACGCCAGTCTGAGTAGCACTTACTCAGGTACTCACCTACAGGATGCGGAACAGCATATGTCACACCCTTATACATCACAGCATCAAACTCAGTATATGCTGCTGGTTTGCGAAAGAATATGTCCAGCAATATCCTATCACGGTGAAAATGTACATTATTCATGGGAGGAGGATATGATTGGCCACGGACAAATCCGTATTCCGTAAGGGCATCCACCAGTTCCACTGTAATAGTATTGGATGGTGTGATAGCCACTACATCAAGGTCATTATCTCCGGGAATATATCCTCCGTCCCGTACAAATCCTAAGCAAAGCCCATATGCCAAGCATGTTGGTATATGCAACATGTGCGCAATCCTGAAGTAATCCTTAAGTGCATTGTCAGCAATATAAGGTATTAGGCACGGTTCAACTATGCCATATGGAAATGTCTTATGTATCATCATTTACTAATCCCCAGTGGGCTATCTGCTTAGATGCATGTTTCATATAGTGGGTCTGATCAGGTAACATCTTGGCTGGATCAATATACCAATCCAGATGTCTGGCAGCGTACGGAGCTAATACCCGTATACCACTACTCATCCTTGCCCACTTGGATTTTGCCCTATACATCCCAAATGTGGTATCAATCTGAGAATGTATATACCGTATCTTCTTGCCAAAATGCTCAATCTCCTTTACTGGCATAGAGTGGAATCGCTTATGCTGCCCCATCGTACCATCCAGTAGCTGCTTCTTATATGGATAATGGTCTGGTATGTCATCTATCCTTAGCATGGGACCAGCCACATTTATAGTGGGGAGTATCTCTAGGAAATGGCTATACACCCGCAACACATCTCCTGAAGTTTTATCCAACGCAATATCACAATCTGTCACCACATAATCACATTGGTCATGTGACTGGAAGTAATCATCAATATAATCAGATACCTTATTAAGATGATTTACTTGTGTGATAGACTTACCCATGTACACTTTCATCCCCCTATGAGCCATTTTACCTAAGTATTCCACCATAGATTCGTAAGTGGATCCTAAGTCTACAAATACCAACTCATAAGGTGTCTTGATACAGTTCTTATATGACTGCACAACTGACTTGGTACTTGACAACCTATCACATGTTATTATGAAGATAGGAGTCGTCATTTTGTGCGCACCCCCACGAAGCTGGAACGTCCAAATGCTCCAGGTAGAGCAGTCTTTGTTACTGTGAAGTATTTATCTATGTATTTCTCAATAACACGGGGAGCAGCTTCAAGTCCCACGGCCTTCTGACGCGGTGTAAGCACGTATGCATCCCGAAAGTCACGTACTGATATCTTCTTGCAATTCCGTATGATATTCTTAAGGATGTATAACTGATACTCCTCCGGTGTCTCGGATAAGCATGAATGTGATATGAACATTGTGAACTTCTTGCCCTTCAACGTGGCAATGTCCTCTGCCTTCACATAGTCTGCATACACACTCAGGTTTTTCTTAGCCTGTTTCAACATAGCAGGATTGTCCACAACAGTATAGTTGACAAACTTTATCTTCATGATCTCCTGTGCCAGTCCACCATATCCGCATCCAATTTCCAATACATTGTCGCCTTCCTGAAGCATGGCTGCAATGGTTTTGGCTCTGGCAGGGTATTCATTCTCACGCATAGCCTTACTGATTACAGTATTGGTCATAGGCTTACGTACATTAACATCGCCTAATGTGGAGTAGAACTTCTCCCAAAGTTTCGTAATAGTTTTCATCACCAGTTCTCCTTTACCCATTTCTCAACAGACTTGTCCACTATACCCTTTTGCATATATCCATGCGGAACATAGTCCATTGCAGGTGTGTCGGTCCATAGTACGTGCTTCTTGGATGCCCGTACCCGCTTTGATCCTTCAATCTCTGTTTGCCATACATTCTCCCCTTGCCGAGTGAATTCGAAGAAGAACTCCTTTTGCCAAATGGATGCCTGGAGTGATATGGAGTATGGCGCATCCAGAGGGTATTGCTTAAAGCCAGGGATGCCTGAATCAATAAGATGTATACTTTGATGGTCATGTGGCTGTAGCCGTACACAACCTATATCGCCTTTGCATAAATCCACTGCCCTTTCTATTATGGAAGTATTGATGGGCTTGCGAAATATATAGTCCTCCACCAAAAGCATGAAGGATTCATCCTTTATTGTGTTAAGGTATTTATGTATCCTGTCTACCCATGAAAGTACGCCAGCATAATATGTATTAGTACGTCCAACAGGGGCTGTTTCGGTAACATACGCTGTAGAGTATTCTCGTACTGGCCACTGCTTTTGGTAGAAGTGAGCAAATATTGGAACAAGCCATCTATACTTATCACAGGTCATAACAATTACCTTCATGCTACCTTCCCTTCTACAAACTCAAGTATGTTGTCAATTCTGTGCGCTACTGTGTGTTCAGCCAAGCATCTTGCTTGTGCTGCTTTACCAATTTTCACTAATAATGCTGGAGTACCCATATAATACTTTAGTTTATCTCTTAGCTCAGCATATCCTTCATATGTGATAATTTCTTCTCCTGGAACAAACACCTTCTCCACTTCCTGTCCTGCCCGAGTAATCACAGGTATGCCACATCCACTATAATGGAATACTCGTTCTGATATGCTACACAGACACCCCTGTATATCCAAACCAACTTTGCTCCTGTTGATTACCTTAAGCAACTCATCCCCTACTATCTGACTATGATTATCGACATGTTCAGGCCACCCACGACCATAAGCATGAATATCTACATGGGTATCCCTTCTAAGCCTGTCCACGTAGTCAATCCGTTCATTTACATTTATAAATCTCGGATGTACAGCCCTACCAATACACGTAGCGTCCATATTTCTATCTATGCCCATACTTTTGAAGTATTTAGGGCTATACGGGTCTGGACTAAAGAGTACTGGCATAATATGCCTGTATTTGACATAAGTACTATAATGCGATGTTACATAACCATCATAACTACTCAAGCGTCCAGGGGAGAAGTAATGGGGATCGCTGAATCCAAAACCTATCACATGGGCTTTAATCCAGGACCTATCACATGGTAGGACAAGACCTGAGTCCACAAGCCACACCTGATCTGGATGTAATTCGTTAGTAAGCGTAAATACACCCCGTATCTTGGATTTATCCTGATACAGTACCTCAACTCCTCTACTCTCCAATTCTTCCTGCATTACACGCTTGATGGACATAAACTCATACCCATACCTATCTGCAAAAAATAATATCCTCATCCCTTACCCCTTATTAAATAGGTTTGTATCATCCACATACTTACGCATGCGCCGGACATTATCCTTCATCTGGTCTATTGTGAGAAACCTGTTGTGGATTAGTGGTTCATATTCATTCTGCACTTTCTCACCATCTTTCATAATATATGAATACTCATTGTACATTTCAAAATCAGTACTTAGTATTTCACAATTATATTTATCCGGGTCATTCCATATAGGACTTCCTGGAAGCGGTGTGAATGTGGATAAGCTGATGGCGTTAAGTCCAAGTTCCCTCATGTAATCTATGGTCAATTCAGGTGTGCCTTTCCTCTCCCCAGGTGTACCCGTCATGAACAGCCCACGTATATTCAATCCTGCGTCATTAGCATGCTTACATCCCTGCAGCATGCTCTCCTTGCTGGTATTCTTATCCAAAAAGTCCAACACTCTCTGATCGCCGCTTTCTATACCAAGGCACACCTCTTTGCATCCTGCATCTGCTAAGGCCTTGCATAACTCAGCATCCAACGAGTCAGCCCGAGCCAGACACCTCCATGCAATATTCATGTCCTTGAGCATGTCATACAGCTTCAGACACCTCTTCTTGCTTAAGGTCAATGTATCGTCCCATATGCCAAATTGCCTTATCCCTGTGGACTCCATTATCTGTATCATCTCGGCAACGACATTCTCCACTGACCTGAACCTCACCTTCCCACACCACATGCTACGGGATGCACAGAAGGCACAGTTGTTAGGACATCCGCGAGAAGTTATAATGTTCTCACTTCTATCACCATGATGCTGCTTCCCATGTGCAAATATATTCTTCCCATACTCACCATCCACCAGTGTACGATCCGGAAATGGGATGGTGTCAAGGTCTTTGATAAGCCCTTGATTAAGATATAACTTTTTATCATTACCCGTCCTAACATCACTTATCATCTCCAATATAGTATTCTCACCCTCACCAACACATATCTTATCAAATAGCTCACAAGCCATTACATCATGTGGAAGTGCAGTGGCATGCGTTCCGCCGAGGAATATCTTTATATTAGGGAAGTGGTCACGTACCCATTGTGCACATTTTACATTCATTGGATATTCCAACGTAGTTCCACCAAGGCATATAATATCCATATATTCAAATATTGCAAACTCTTCTACAGTCTTTGGCCTATACAGTCTTGTCTCATGCCCTGCAAGTTCTGCTACTGTGGCCAAGTATAATAGCCCAAGCGATATACTCCCGCTCTTATTTACCAGCCACGGACTCGGTGTTTCTACGAAGGCTATTCGCATCATGCATCCTTTCTAAATGGGCATACACTCATGAGTTTATCGAGGTCAACCTGATATCTTACAGATTTGTAATCCCTGAACTTAAAACCATCGCCAACAACTTTATCAGACCATTCCCTCCACTCTGCAGGAATACTATAAGCGTCTGCTACTATCAAGCCATGCAGGGAACTGGATAATATTGACTTACAACTATATATCTCATCCACTATCTTCTCCACATCATCCCATACATTTATTATCAGTACATTAGGGTTATTTTTATACCGATCAATTGCAGGCATTGTAGCATCCATATAATGTGGTACAACTCCTAAAGCATACCTTCTCATTGGCTTAGGAGTATAGTAATGTGGCAGCAGTAACGCAGGATCACCATATACTTCCGGACACTCCACACCATTGTTAAGCAATATATTCCTGGTAAACCGTCCCCTTACAGCATGCACCTTAAACTTCTTATGTGGAGGTATTGATGTATCCCGCATGAATCCCAGTCCCCATACCTCAGTATTGCGTGGTATCCACTCCAGCACACTCCCTATCACTCCATACACTTGTCCATCAGTAGCTCCAACCTTCTCACCACTTATCTTCTCCGTAAGATACGTACTCAGATTATCCCCGAAGTTATTCCCCCTAAATCTGTACAAGTTTATCATTTTGTATCCCAATCCCCTTCTATCTCGCCCAGTCCACTATTCTTTCTAACTTTACGTGTACCAGCGGGATCATGTCTGATGTATTCCCTCGGCTTACCTGTCCAGCACCAACCCTTACCAGAAGAGTGTCCAAGTCCCGGGAACTCCTTTATAATCTTATCCGACAACCCTTGCTTATGTATATCCAATGCTGTAAGATAGCATGGTGCTCCATGATGGACGTACGGATGGAACTTATTGTAGTTATTGATATTTATAAGATGGAAATACGGATGCAGCATTCTCATAGACTCACCCTTATCATGCACTCCTGCTCCCGCCCGTGCACCCCACTCATATCCTTGCGCATCAGTCTTCTCAGTATACCCTACTCCAAATGTATCAGCCTCCATCATATGATACATGGCATTTACCGGGGATTTCAGCATCTCTATGTCTGAATCAAATATCAATGCATATGGTGTGGAGGCTGCATCAATCCCCATACACATGCCTCGCCCATGACCAACATTGTACCCCAATGACAATACCGTGGTCAAGTTCGATGCAATACTCCTCACATATACATCACAAGGATCGCCTGGTGTGGACCCATCCACAATTACTATGGGCATATCCGGATGGAACTTGCGCACAGACTCATACGCTCTGCGCATTAAGTCCATAGTATTCTGGCACACCGTGATCCCAGTAATGGAGGGGAAGTATGTAGCATAATTACTATTATTTAATTTACCACTTATGATGTCCCCATATACTTTACAGTCATCCTCTTTGGGTATCCAGTTACGCAATATAGCCTTACTGGTGTCCACACGCTTATTATACATACTCATCTGATGGCCAACGCCTATACCTGGTCTTCCAGGCAACCCCTTTATCCCAACATACAATGACCTGTCCTTATCCTCATATAACTTGGATATTCCATTATTCCTCGCTGTGCGCCATATGTGCAGATCCAGATATGTATTAAGGTCCAGACCAAGCAACGCCTCGAATGTATGCAGGAACTTGGAAGTAAACCCAGTTTGTGCTAGGGATGCATGGATAGTATTAGCATGTCGCGCATGTCCACAATTACCCACATGATAATACTTACTCAACATAATCCCTACTACCTGATAGTCCACCATCTTATCAGCCATCACCTCCACATATCTTGGGGCATAATATTCATCATCCTCAATAATTATAATCTTGTTACCCAGTATATATGGTATAGCAACCTTCAAATTAGCATTAAGCGTATGTGGTGGATCTGTAGCATGTGGCTCCCTCCTCACATACGTAACACCTGTGGGGGGCTTCATTGGTACTTTACCATCATCCACCACAATCCATTGGTCATACTTCCGTGTCTGGTTCGCTATCCATCTTTGGCACAAGCTGAATGCAAAAGGTCTGTCCCCAGTAGGTGTAATCAGCGTAACCTTATCCGTTGCTACTCCATGCACACATACACTCCTGTCAACCAGCATACTCTTCACATCATACTGGCTACCCCATAACTCTATAGCTTGTTGTATTGATGGCTTACCCACCACACTATTCTCTGACTCCAATATGTTTGACCAGCTCCGCAGCAATGATATAACACGCTCATTATATGCCGCATATAGCAACGACCCAACCAATTCAATCTTATTATGATCTGCAATAGCCGTAGTATACCCTATATCCCCCTCGAAGTCATCAAACACTTCTGGATAAGTATTCATAACCATGTCCGGATCCATCCACAATATTGCCCGTTTATGCTCCAGCAACTTATCCAGTATAAACTTCACCTTGTACTGTATGTTATCTGCCCAACCACCCTGATCATTTATCCTACATATATCTGATTCCAGTCCATATCCTGTAATATTCTCCTTCAGGTATGGTGCGCTATTCTCCGTTGGTACATTAAAGCTAACCAGTAGTGGCCGTTGTACCTTATGCCTAAATATGGTTTTTGGTTTCTGCTTAGGAAAGCAATTCAATGCACTGTCCAGATTAAGATTAATTATATTCAATCCACTCCCCACTTGACGCTTTGCAAAGGCATTGAAGTGTGTTATCATACTTGAATATATTCCATCACCTTGTACTACTGGATATCCGTCATGCCACCAAGTCTGCTTACCGGTTCCAGATCCAGCCATGTCGAATCCGAGTAAGTAGATCGGGTTTGCTCCAAGTGCAATAGCTAGTTGCATAGCTCCATATCCACTGTTATTGATCGTATCCAGTTCCTCCACCGTCCATGTCTGATACGCTGTTGCCCTATTCGGCCTGAGTATATAGTACGCTTCCTCCGGTAGTATAAATCCCGGTAGTACCGACCACACCTTATACCCCGCAAATGTCCGGAACGACTCCTTTGCCACTTCACCAAGCTCCCCCCTTTCATAATATGACCACAGCTTTAAGTCCATGCTAAACATGATATTACATGGACACTTCTCAAATGCCCTATTAACCCCTATGACAAGCTCTCCCTTTAGCAAGTCCCAATCAAAGTCCTTAAGCGACTGTCCTCCACCTACTATAAACGCCCTCTTACCTGCCCATGCTCCATTATGCATTGCCGTTGAGAATGGTGTGGGCGCAGTCCTACCATACCTAAGCCTACGCACAGAGTGAGCAGCAGCATTAACAGCCCCATGCTGTACCTTTATCTGCTCCTTTGCCACCACTTGCATGATCCGCGCCCTCTTTGGCATATCAGCCATAGTGATAACTACAACATCATCTTTCGGTAATATGATTTTTGGTTTGTGATTTATGCTTTTGAGTGTAAGAGGTACTTGCTTGGGTGGTTTTTCTACAGGCACAACAATACGTCTTTGTTTGGCTACATCACGCATTGTCATCATCTGCAAACCTCCTTATTGGGGAGGGCAGGAACATACTATGCCGGGTAGCACATCCCTGCCCTGTGGGACGGAAGAGTCATCGTCTTCCGGGGGTGATTATGAAGTTGAACATCTCACAATCTGTTTGATATCTCCAATAGCTCCACCATACCTCTGCCACCCAACTGCGAGGTCAGAGTAGGATTCCGGATCGAACTGGGAATACACAGTCAAGTCCATACGTGTAGCGCCCATGATTTTCTTCTTAGGCAACGTAACATAGTACTTCGTGGAACTCGCCAGCATAAGCGTATACACCACGGACACAGAGTAGTTTGTCAATGATGTAGAGCTTGCGAATGGCTGTTGTACCAGAGCCAGTGCCTGAGACAACCTACCGCGTAGCTGTACAGGTGCAAGAATCTTAAACGGTGTAGCCGGAGTCACACCATATCCGAGGTCCTTTACACGAATAAGTATATTCTCACAGGCTTTATTGATAGTATTGATATCACGCCGAGCATTATAGTTCTCATTGGTATTGGGAACTCCTGCCGGGGTAATGGCTTGCCACGCCAAATCATAGGTAGCTGCCACTGCATCAATCAGATCATAGAAGTCTTGAGCTTTGCTGGACACAGCCTTATTCCTAAAGGCTATGGCGTTATTCTCCAGCGTCCAGTACTCCTTATCATCAAATAGCCTACGGTGCCAACCCAGTCCTCCACCATACATATCAAATGTGACCTCAGTCTTTTCACCCGTGAATTTGTACACTCTGGCCTTATCACCTTCTGGTACTTTTCGGAAAGCAAGACCATCTGTCACGTCCATAATCTGAAATCCATTACGAGGAATAGACCTGAAGTCAAGCATGTTGAATATCTGCTCAAACCCGGTATCGAAGTAATCCGTCTGTTGGTACTTTGCTATAACGTCCAACACACTGTCTGGAAAATCTCCGAAGGTAGCAAACGCTTGCAAAGCCTTACCACCATCACCAGTCTCAGCAAGTACTCTCGCACCCGCATCAAAAGCACCCTTATACTTCACTGGAGCCTCAATAAATGCCTGTACAGCCCCCATTAGCATAGTATGTGCTTTCTTATTTCCAATCCCTCCAGCACGTTGAAACCGTGTCCAGTCAGGTATTACACTACCTTTAAAACCCATGATATATTACTCCTTGTGTTTGTGTTTATATCAATATCAATATCAATATCATACTCATGCTCACTTAGGTGGTCAGTATACCTAACGCACCCATGAGGTGGATCTCAACCTCTTCCGCACCAGTAGCCGGAAGATCCGTGACAATACCACACAGGTGATTACCAGAAGCAGTCTCATTCACCTCTGAATCACCAACGTCATAAAACACCCTGCTACCCACAAGGTATGCTCCGGAGGTTACAATAGCACAGGGTACTATAATTCTCGGAGCTTGGTATATGATCGTTACTTCATCGTCTTCATCTGCATCCATATACACCACACCGACTGTATCCTCTACCAACAGCAAATCTCCTGCAGTATAACCCGCAACAGGTGCTGTTACATAAAAGGAATCACAGTCTGCCAGTTTACAGCGCAGTTTCAACAGGTTCCCATCTAAATCTCCATACTTAGACATCTCAAATACTCCTTATTATTATATGTTAATAACCTGATACTTGCAATGGTCTACTCTTCTTTTCCAGACAGTAGAGGGTTTTTTTCTGGATCAGCATATTTAGCGAAAGGCTGTGGAACAGAACCATCATCATCAGCCTCTGGTAGTTTGCCACTATGTTTACCATCAACAGTGCCTGGTTTACCATCACCTTTAGGATCCTCTTTAGGTTTATCCTCTGGCAATCCTTGATCCTTCAGGAACTCTTTGTACTCCGCTTGTGATTCATCGAGGAACTTATTCAGTTCGACCTTCAACGCATCCTCATCAGTAGCCTCTGAATTGAACCGTTTAAGCTGCTTTGTCGCGTATATCTGCGCCTTGTCACTCAACTTACGCTCCTGCATGATAGTGGAAGCAATAGTGCTGGATTTGGCCGATACAGCTGCTGTGCGCAATACCTTGAGCTCAGCCACATGCTTCTCTGCAGCCGTTGTAATCTTACCCTCAGACTCATCTACTTCTTTCTGTAGTCTGAGATTCTTCTGGTATATATCACGCCTATCATCCTGTACTTTTGTTGCCACTTTCACGTCCTGCATAATATCCTCAACTGGGAATACATCTGAAGGCTTAAGTCCTAAGACTGCCGCCGCTGCTTTAACCTCTGCTGCTGTCTGCATAATTCCATTGCTCCCTTCTACAAAGGCCTGAACGGCCCCAATTAGTGTTGCCCCGGGAAAGCCTGGGCGACTTGATCTGCTATCTCCCAATGCTATTCCCGTAACACGATTTACGGCAGTAGGGTACACTTCATCCCCACTGCGCTCAAACGATACATCTGCTTCTATACTTGCTACATCTAACACATTATCACGATATTCTGGAAATATATACACAGCCAGCACAGTGGAGGCTTTATTGGCTACCTCTGTCAATTTCTTTCCCACTATCTCCCCTACTGATTGTCTGCCCTGGTCACTATTATCCCCTGGTGCTCCATGCCCAAGATAGGCTGGGATGAATAACTGCACCTTTTCATTTATCCATTCAATGGCCTTGCGGATCCATGTCACAGGTGTACGCATACCCCCCACTGATACATCAGATATACCCTCATGACCAATCACGTATGCATTAAACAATGGATTAGGATCATGCGCCTTAATACCTGCCAGGATATGAGGACTTATCATTTCCTGAAGCTCATTACTCGCCATCGCCTGAAGTTCGGCTCTTATTGTCTGCTGCATTTTTTACCACCTTTGATAGTTCTTTTTCTTTTGCCATATCTTCTGCTTCTCGTTCCTTTTTCTCAGCCTTTATGCGTACTATTTCCTTTTCAGGATCTACATTTGTGATGTATGATAATAGCTGATCCAGTGACATAGCACCTGCTATATACATAGGCAAATACACCTCGCTAATGTATGACAGTGTTGCACTAGATGTAAAAGGTATTGTGACTTTGCATGCATCCGGGTTGAGATTTTGATTATTAACCTCATTATACATTAGTATTGCTTTATACATTAACTCAGTATACCCACCTGTCCACGCATCACGCTCCTTATCCGTACTAAGCTGGATTAGCTCCAGTAAGTTCTCAGCAGTAGCCCTATTGGACAACAGGTTAGGGAATCCAAGAAAGTGCACAGGAACTCCTGTAGCCCCTGATATGATCTGTATGTCTGTCTGGATGGACTTCTCTATTGTGGTGAAGCCTTCACCCTTATGTACTACCAAGTTGAACTTACCACCTGCAATAACAATCGCCTTGCCTATGCGCCAGTCCTTCTTCTTTACATACGCCTCAGTACGTCTTGCCTCATCCACTGACTCTTTATCAAACTCAAATACCGGAGTAGGAGCAGCATACATATGGTTTATCTTGCGCCAATCCCATAGGTCTTTATCCAGGTATTCAACAGGACCAAGTACAAATGCTGTCTTGGATGGGGTGATATTAGGCTCATATATATTCCCACCGAGCCGTATATACACAAACTCATCCTCGGTTAAATCCAAACTATTATTGTATGTTTCACCTGGGAATAATGCAGACGATCCTTTATTTACTTCAGATCCTTGGTACTTAACTTTAATATACCTATAGAAATTAGGTGCATCTGGTAGTACCTGGTATGGTACTATTCTCCATGGTGTATGTATTACCCTTATCATCCCTGTGTCTGTATCTGGAACTATGCGCAACAACACTCTTCCTTCTATCTCACCTTCCTTTGCTAACTCATTAGGATAGCTGGAATCAAGCTTATTGAATTCCACAAACTCCCGCAGGAATTGCAACTCCCGGGTAGCATCCCCCTTAAAGCTATCCCTTTTCACCACAGATATACCCGATCCTATCAGGAATGCTGCCCGGACATCCACAATATTCTTAGCCATCAAGCAACCCCATTTGGATAGATTGCTGTACTTCTTGGATAACTCATTAACCTGTGCAGTGAAGGTTGTATAGGGGTTTCCTCTGTAGGCTGCTGTGGTATCGGAGTCAGTCTGTGCTGTTATTATATTAGATGCTGCTTGCAGAGACTTGTTAAGCAGGTCATTATTCTCACGCAGACGAGATATTTCCCGGCCGTTATCCACAAACTTAAACACCTTATCCACTATGTTCACGTCTACTTCTCCTATGGTATTTACTAATAGTACTTTATATTGTACAAATTATGCAGTGATGTAGATTATGTCAAGGGAAATATTTTACTATACATCCTACTGCCACACAACACATGACCCATTGCTGGGAATCACCACTATTCTACTCCGGACTCATGCTATTTCTGAAAAGAGTCGTGCAATGCTTTTATAAGACTAAAAAAACTAATAACAGTGCAAAGTATAATTGCTGTTGCATTAAACCCTGTGGGATTAGGTACTACTGTATTTGCTATTACTATCAGCCACATAACGATCGTGATAAATTGCCAGTTATTCATGATTTATGCCCTCCATTTTATTCTGGACTCACGTCCTGTTCAAGCATCGAAAAGTATCCTGTATCCACCCTCTTAATCATCTTCTGAATAAAATAGCGTGTCTCATCCATCGTATGGTTGTGCTTATCAATGATCTTCCCCGTCTTAGGATTCACTGAATACTGTCTGATCTCCCTTCTCCAATTGGCACATGACCTATTCACAAACAGCAATGGTGCACCTAATGCAGGACACATTGCATTCTTCACACATTCTATGCCAGCATCAATATCCGTCCTATCTGCTGGTATGAACTGTATACTCCTACCTGCAAATTCTCCTTTCCACTCATTTATAAGATCCGGTCTGGAGTTATCATATACAATCCATTTCACAAGTTTCCACCACGGTTTACTCTTACATTGTGCTATGAACTTAGGATTAGTCGCAGACATTCCCACAGATGGCAGGAACACCTCTGTCACTCTCAGCCATGCATCTACATCCATCTTCTGCCATACACCTGCTGAGAATGGATCCGTACCTCCCCAGTCAAGACTTAATCCAACAGGCTCATCCAACTTCAGTGGCCTGTTCACCAAGTTCACATCCTCATTATACTCCTCCTGATATACCAGATCCCCGCGCCCGAGCTTAACACACAGCCAATCCCTCTGGATAGCATCCCATGACAGTGTGTTCATTTTGCTAATGAAATCTTCAATAGTATAGTACCCATCAGCTTCCTTCATGTGTGTGCCCGGGCAAATAGCTGCTAGTTTGCAAGTGGAGCAGGAGTAGTCCCGACAGGACTCCAATATTTCCCATACGCAGTACTTATACACAGGAGTGCCAACAGTAATTGCCTTCTCAATAGCCCGATCCATCTGACCATCTATATTGTGATTGGTCGAGAACTGTCCAAGGGAACTTGGATAACCGTACTTGGCTTGAGGCTGTGACAACGCATCATTGTATATTGTCTCATCAATCTCATCCACCTCATCCAGTTTCAATATCTGAGGATGTGGCCCCCGCACACTCTTACTGGATGCGGTCAATATACTCACCTTACTCCCATTCTTCCACTGGGCAGATTGCTTGAGCATAGGACGCACCAGGAACTCTTTCTCCATATCCGTAAGCAGCCAGAATGTAGCAATAGCCTCGTACGATAACTGTGACTGCCCTTCACTTCCTCCCAAGATCTTCGTCTCCAACCTTGGATTCACACATGACTTATACCACGTATCCAATCCACCATACAGGAACGTCTTGCTACCTGCCCTACATGCCCATATAATATAGTATAACACCTTATCCAATAGGATATCACTAAGTGCGCTGAAGGGTGATACATGATCTGCCCTACCACAGTTCACCTTCGTACCCACCTTTGGCTCCTGTAATGCCGCGAGGAACTCCTTCACATCCCCAGCAGTCTTACACCCTTTTGTCAGGTATGTCCTTATAATCTGCTTCCGCACTTGTTGGCTCAGGTTTTCCATTTCCTCCTGAGTCAGTGATGCCTTTATCTGCTGTACTCTCGATAAATTCAAGTCGCTCCCCCTGAGTTGCTCCCCCGATGAACATGTTTACCACATCCGCGATCTTATTGGTTTCCTTACCCTTCTTCTTTCCTGCTGGATTTGACTGTAGCCGAGCATATGTCTCCACACAGTCCCGATATTCCTTTGTGACCTTTACAAAGTTGTTCACATCAGTTATGGCAAATGATGCTTCTTCTTCGCCTGTATCTGGATTGATAGTGAATGCACTATCCACCATGCGCTTCAGTCGTGCTATGAGTTCCCGCAACTCCACCAGGTCCTGTGTGTCCCTAGCAGACTGTGGTGGCTTGAACAGGATAACTTCTTCCCCCTCAGACTCCATTGCATGCAGCCTCTCATCCCACTTGAAGAAATGGTGCCACTTTTTTATGGTGGCACTGGACATACCAAACTGCTTACGTACTCCAATCAGAGTTCTGCCCTTACCCATGTTTACCCAATGGGTAAAGGCATCACGTTGAGCAATGGTTTCCTTTGTACCTGGTGCCATCTCCTTGTAATTCACATTACTCACTTCTGCTCCTTTGGCTTAGTATAGCGGACAGATGTGGAAGATTTTATAGATAGTGCTTCTGTCCAAGCTGAAGCTATAATGCCAGAAGAAACACCAGCATTCAATAGTGTTTCCTTAGCTGCATTCTGCGAGAATGATGTTCTATTGGATGTAACCACAGACACACTCCCCAACACATCATCTGCTATCTTCATATCATACAATGTCGCCAGTATAGGGAGCATAATCTCATCTGCATCCTTCTTCAATGCCTTGGCCTTATCCTCCATCTCCTTGGCTTCCTGGCGCATTTTCATACCAGCTTCTAACATTGTTGCCTGTACCATTGTAACGTCTTCTAACTTCATTTATTCCTCCCATGTCTCATTGTGATGAGTGCTTCTGATGTGTCCATACTGGACCGGATTAATCTGCTGGAACTGTGCTGCCCCATAGGCTTTGATAATCCCAACTCATCATATTCTTTATATTCCTTTATCCATGTTGTTGCTCTTCTACAAAATCTGGCAGATTCCATTAATGCAACTTCTACTTCAGCTAACTTCGGCATAACTCATTCCTCCCATTCTTTTTTAGTGATCACCATACCAACTACTAAGTTTTTCAAGTGTTATTTCAACATCATCAAGAGCACATATCATATTGTGAAATTCAGGACACCCTTCTGCATATTTAATGCCATATAGCCAAGTACGTACTCTTTGCACCTTTTCTATTGCAGTTTCTTCAGGCATATTCTCCCTCCCATTCCTTCAAGTCACCCCAATTTTTACCCACCTCAGCATCTACTTTCATGGGCACACTCAACTCAACAGCTTCCACCATGATCTGTGTAAACTGTGGGATAACATATTCTAATATCCCATCCTCAACCTCGAAGATCAACTCATCATGAATCTGCATCAACGGTAACACATGAAATCCTCCAGCCTTCCATGCTCTATAAGGTTCAACCAGTTGCTTCATCGCTTCCTTCAATATACCTTGGGCAGTTGACTGAATAGGAGCATTCACAGCCTGGCGCAATCCAGCTTCACGTACATATTGTAATGCTGAATACACTTCCGGAGTATGTCGCACCCGTCCAAACATATCCCGTACCATGCCAGTACGCCGTGCCTCAGCATGTACTGACACTATCCACTTAACTACTCCCGGGAATGTATCGAACCAGTCCTGAATGAACATCTCGCAGTCGCCTTCAGTAAATGTCGTCACACCATCATGGTAGAACACATCCACCAGTCCTGCAGGTGTAATCCCGTAGAGTACGCCAAATCCTGTGCGCTTAGCCGGATACCGCTCCTTCTTAGGGTCGATTGGCATTGGCTCAGGCTTCTGGAACATCCTACGAGCTGTCATGGTGTGGATATCCTCATCTTCCCAGAATATCTGCATCATGTATGGGTCTTGGGACATATGGGCTGTAACCCGCATCTCAATACCACCATAGTCGATACTGAGCAGGCTACAGCCTGGGGATGCAGTAAACCCTTTACGTATCTTCTGACCATCCTTAGACCTAGTTGGAATATTTTGAAGATTCGGCGAACTGGAAGCCAGTCGTCCAGTACCTGTGCGTGTCATGGATAGGTATGTGTGGAGTCTATTCATTCTGATAACCTTAGTATTGGTGTGTTATCTATACGCTTCTGCGCCATTTCACAATACTCAGGATTAACATCCAAGAGTATATAATTCCTGTTATGTTTCTTTGCTACCATACCCACAGTACCAGAACCACCGAATGGGTCAAGTACTGTTCCGCCTTCAGGACATCCGGCAAGTATCATGCGCTCGGCAAGTTTAGGCGGGAAGGTTGCGAAGTGTGCTCCCTTGAATGGCTTGGTTGTAATGTCCCAGACTGTACGGCAATTACGCTCTCCGCTATCATTTGGTTCATATATCCTACCGACATCGTTTCTGTCTACATTTCCCTTTTTAGAAAATGGTCGAGGTTTACCTGCCGGAGCAGTAGTATTTTCTTTCTGCTGTTCAAACCAATACTTCCCCTGCTTTGTGAAGAAGTAAATAGGCTCAAAGTCCACCGTGAATCTATCCTTTGCCGATGAAGGCATACAGTTCCGCTTGTACCACACTATCTCATTACGGCATACCCATCCACTGTCAATCATAGCAATCTGGAACCGTGCAGGGATGGCAACAAGGGATTTGGCAAGAGCAGATTGTGGAGTGATTTTGGGCGTATCAAATCCTTGTCTTTTTGTTTGATTGCCTATTCCATTTTTGCCAGTAGGCCCACGACCACTTCCACTATAACTATCTCCTATATTAACCCACAGCGTTCCTGTCTTTTTCAGCACCCTGCGACACTCTTCCATTACCATCATCAGGTGTGAAATATAAAATTGGTATATGGGTTCTTGTCCAAGCTCACCACGCCATGCGGAACATAGGGAACAAAACTGGTATTGACTTGTCTGGTATCTCCTTCATCACTTCAAGGCAATCTCCACATATTACTTTATTAATATATTCTTTCATCAATACACCATCCTCGGCATCTTCTTAACATACGTTCCCAGTAGTTTATCCGTAGCCCTGTAGTTTTGTATCGCCATGACCAACGGCACATCCCGTAATCTATCCAGCGTGTCTGAGCTTGTATCCTTCACCACAACACCCTGCTTATTCAACGCAGCCCTCACCTGCAAATGACTATTTGGATTCACATACTGCCCGGCCAACTCCTCCACCTCGCCCAATAGCCGTTCCTTCTTGAGCAGGAACTCAATTTCCAACTCCTTAAAGTACTCCACATCCAGCAACATCCCATTATCCATCATATCCACCACCATCTCAACACAATCCAAATCCCGTTCCAACGCCTCCTGCACTCCCAGTTCCTGCACCATTGCATCAAGCATGGAGTATATGCGCAGTGTGGCATCTGGATCCTGCCCTGCATACTCCACAGCCTCATCCAATGGCACTTCACTCAGGTAGCCTTCTTCCAATTCCCCAAGCACAGGCTCCACCATATCCCGATCAGCTTCCCGCTTCTTATCCATCCAGTACTCATGCGGAGTCATCTTGGCTGTACCCTTAGCCAACTTCTTCATATATGCCCCTACCCTCTTCTTTATATTCTGCCCCCATACTACATGCTGCTCTCCCGTAGGCTTAATCGTTATTACCGGATCCGGATCAGGCCAGTCCATATCCATCATCCTCCCCACATACGCTGCTGTCTTGCGTTCTGTAGCTGGCCGGACAACATCCAGATAACTCCGCATATTCATACCTGCAAATCTATATGCCAGCACCTTAAGCCCTATGCGTCCTATTCCCAACAGGTACGCCATGATCATGGTGTCTGTGAAGTGGGATGGATATATGCCAAGCTTGTGGAGTATGGGCAAGTCCGCTAATGAGTTATGGAATATCGTGAGAGTGTCTGGATGCTCCAACACATCCTTCATAGGAAATGGTATACCTGAGTCTGCCAGCCATACCCAGCCTTCTCCAACATGCTCTGACCATTGTATACTCCAGGGCGCATGATGTGCTTCCCATTCACAGTCTATGGCGATAAGATTCATAATGAATACATTTCTTTCAAACTTGGATCTTTTCTTAGTGCTTCCAATTCAGCTTCCCGTGCGAGATGCGCTTCATGTGCCAACCTTGTTCTCTCCTTATTTGCAGCAAATGTGTTAATATGCAATCCATAATCTACACACAATTTAGTTCCAACACTACGTGGAAGACAGACCACCTGACCACAGGTAACAAAAATAAATAGAAGTTGATTTCCGTTATCCTCATACACATCTACTCTATCATCTCCAATCATGTTTATTTTATCCATAACTTATACTCCCCCTTTATCTTATCCCCCTGCTTTATCCCCTGTCTTCCTCTCACTATCCTCCCCACTGCCTCAAAGTCCTCCTGCACATACTTCATATTCCTCGTAGCATGCAGCCCATAACTTGGATGATACACTGGTATAACTGTTGCCCTCACATCATGATCCTGCCATGAGTATGCAAACCCATGTACCTTATGCATATCCACAGCATCCCCGAGAAACCATCTGGCTGATACTGCCCCTGCTGCTATTATGAATCGCGGCTTGACTGTCTGTAGAGTTGGCACCAGATACTGGCTGCTGCATATCTCGATCTCAGTCTGTGTAGGGTCTCGGTCGTCATCATTTGTCCTACAGCATATAACATTTGTTATGTAGCATGCATACCTGTCGATATTCGCAAATCTCTTGCAATATACATCCAATTCCTTCCCGGACTTCCCAATGAATGGTAGGCCACGCTTGTCCTCATGATATCCTGGACCCTCGCCTACTATCATTATTATGGAATCCGTAGGTCCACACCCCCACACGGGCTTATTACATAGACCGCATAATTCTGCCCATATGCATGTGCGCTTAGGCATCACATAATTCTCCTACCAATTCCTCCACACTCATCCCCTTCTTCCTGGCTGCTAATTTCAATATCACTAATTTGACAGCTTGCATAGGAGTAGTCAGTACATCATCACCATCCAGTAGCAACAAGTCTATCATGGCTTGATTAACTTCCATGCCTGACTTAACAGCATCAATGGATGCAATATAATGATTCATGCAAAGCTCCATGATCTCATCACTTTCCACTTCTCCTTTACACCGTCCGAATACAACTCCTTGTTTGTCATAGTATACTTTCCCCCATAGCCTCATACCATACTTCTTCCACAGCCTGTAGTACACCTGCTCAACATCTGCCATGCCCGATATTGACTTTCCATTTCTTCCCGTCTCATACACATTAATGATCGACATTATACTTTTCCCCTTCTCAACTCCCGTGCGATAAAATCTGTAACATGATAACTACTAATACAATATACCTGTTTAGATACTTTATATAAATCCTCTTGTGTACTACATGCATTAATAGCATTAATTATTTCTTCCTCGCATGTCCAATCATGGGCTATGTCACAAGCATGATTTTTTATATATTCTACATCTAGCATTATACCTTTCCCCCTCTCAACTTCATTATAGGTTTTTCTTTACAAGGTATGAATACTCTTCCACAATCTGGACAAGTTACTTCCAATTCCAACTGACCTTCCATTGCAACTTCCGTAACAACATCCATAGACTCCATGGCATCCGCAATTGCTTTAGCAGCAGCATCCTCTGCCTTCTGTATTTCCCTTTGTGCATCTTTTCGTTCCTGTTCTACCAGCTTCTCTTTTTCTACTGCTTCTCTTCTCAATTGCATATTCTCCATTCTAATTCTCTCCTGCTCTTCCCTTTCCTCTTTCTCCTTCTCTAACCGCTCAGCTTCCAACACCTTATCTATAGCACGTTGCTTATCCGCAGCCTCTCTTGCTGCTTTCAACTCCACAAAGTGTTCCTGCTCATCCATATGTGTTCGTATAGGTATAAGAAGTCCTTTGAGTGTCTTTGCTATACCATCAATGCACTGCCCTTCACGTAATGACTGCTCCTTCAACTTCTTACGTTCTTTCTCAACATCATTTATCTTATCTCGTAGGAATAATCTACCCACTCTCGCCATTGCTATATCAGCCTTCTGAGATGCGTCTGCTACTTGTATGGTGGCTGCTTTGGCTTCCCATTCTGCAGCTATTTCAAAGTACCCTTGGAATTTAGATAGTATGATTTGTGCTTTTGTACCTTCTAACCCTGATGCTTTTACAATTACTTCAAGTTTATTATCCATTATACTTTCCTCCCTCTCAACTCAGCATGTATACTCCTACTCAACTTAATCCCTATCCCCTCAACACTCTTCCAGTCCTCCTCACTTGCATGCACCATATTATCCACAGACACAAACTTCTTCGCAAGCACCTGCGCCTTCTCCCATCCTACCCCCTTAAGCTGTGCTGCAGTCCTCCGCGCCAATGTATGCTTTGTCAACACCACCTGATTCTGCGTATGTGCCTGTAAATGCCCCCGATGATCCTCATACTCCTTATTCGTCCACCAGTAATGCAGGGCCTGTATCCATTGCGCTGTCTCCTCTACGGATGTTGTGTACCAGATGTGTATCCCAGCTACTATTTCCAGTGTATTCAGAAATGCCCACATGTCCCGTGCCATGAACTGCCTTGTACCCAGTGTCACTATTTCCCAATGCCCTTTGCGGGAAGAGTACCCATATCTGTCCACAGGCTTCTTCCACAATTGCAGCAACCCTGTGGATGCATCTGACCTATACAGCCCCTCCACTACAAGGTACACCACATTATATGAATTAAGTAATCCTATTAACTGATGGCCTGATAATCTTCCGGACATGATGCAATTGAGTAGATCCGTGACGCGCTTCCTCTCAATCCCAATGACATAAGGTATTCCATCCCCCCCATTGCCTGTGAAACATGCATCCCCATATTCTAATCTACACAGTCTTGCATTACCAGAAGCAAATAGTGGTAGTAGTTCTTTTGACCCAATCCTACTGTCAAGCATCACCATTATTACTTTTTCCCTTCCCCTTCTGGTTTATCATCATAAGCCTTATTAGGATACCCACATGCATCACAATAAAGAAAATAACCTCGTGGACATATTAAAGGAGATTTACATACAGGACATCTGCCATCATCTTCCATTACTTCCTCCCATAATGAACATCTTCCATGAAAGATAATATTTCCATAAGTAGTTGTTCAATTTTATACAAGCGGACATTTAATTTATCACAAGTGTGTATTACTCCAGTCCTAATCATCTCACCACAAACTGGACATTCTTTCATTTTCTGCCTCCTTAGTTAATACTGCCCTGGTTGTGTACTGGCTTCAATACTCCCTCATGCCAGTCCGTGTATGCTGGCAAATGTACTTCTTTTGTTCATTTTTTTGGTTACCAAAGAATATCACCAGGATATTCACGATTACATAGCATAAATATTTCACGCTTAACTGGGCAATCTGTTAATAACAACATAGTCCTTTCTACGTCACCCTTATTGGCTTTGACCAAAGCAGGTAATACTAGCTTGTTATCTGCTTCATATTGTACAGCGAGTTTCAATATTTCTTCTATGAATTCAGCACTATATATAGATTTTTTATGCTTTTCTTTACCTTCATTAATACGCTTAAGTAAATACAATTTATATTCATCAGTCATTGCCTTCCTCCTCAGTTAATACTTCCTTGACTATAAACTATTATATGATTCCCCTATTTCTATCCACTCCCCACCACAAGGACATATGCCACCTACATTCCATCTCGGATAATCTTCTCTTTCATTGCCACATTTTGAGCATTTCCATATGATTTTTAAATTCAAATTAGGATCATTTTCAGCATCTTCTCTTGAGCTGTATTCTATCATTTGCTTTCTCCTCCTCCTCAGTTACATCCACTCCTCTATATCCGTACCAGGTGAGGCCTCATACGCCACAAATGGAAACGAACACATCTCCCCCTCATACTCATCCCCTTTGATCTTTGGATTTTTCCTACACTCAACCACTTCCACAAAGAAGTCACCCCATACTCCATCCTCACACCTCTGCCCATGCCTGAGTATAACCTGTGCCAAATTCCCTATCTCTCCAAACCCTGTCCTCTCATACTTCCCCGTCCACTGTCCCTTATCATCACCACCACTATTCTTATACTCCTTCTTCATCTTATGTGTGATGGTAAGGTTCTTCTCGCTGTCCAATGCCAAATCCACAATCTTCCGGAACTGAGCATTTACTGTAGGATAAAACAATGGTGGCACCTGTGTCAATTTCCCCAACACACCAAGTCTCGCGTATTCCCATAGCTCAGTGCCTGTGTCAATGAGTATACTCCTCACCACGTCCAGTGGTGCTTCCAGAGCATTCAGGTAATCCTTATTGAACTTATCCCATCTCAGTTTGAACATGGACGGTAGGATGTCCGTAGCCACCTCTATCATCATCTTGCGGTAGTCCACGATCTGTATGGACTTCTCCTCAAGGAACTTATCCACCACATCCTCAAGTCCTCTGTCCATGTCGAACACGGCAATAGGCCCTGGCATCGTAAGTCCAAAGTTTGTCTTCCCCATCTTCTCCTGACCCTCGGTACACATGATGAGCCTACGCTTTGCATTCAGTGTTGCTGGAGCAAATCCTGGTAGTATTTCCATATTATGTCAGCCACCCTTTCTGTTTTGCATGTGCAATAAGCATTTGCCAATTGTCCTCTAATTCCTGTTCACTCCAGTCCAACTGGTACACTGCATACGTTGGCCCTGACCCTCTATAATCCCCTGTCACATAGAACACCCTAAACACACACCTTGTAGCCCCGAGCACATGACAGTATGCTGCAGCTTGTGTCCTCCACCTCCACACCATATCTGGTGTCTTGTTACTAGACATGGCCGTACACTTATACTCCTCCACCACCAACTCGCCCTCAGCATCTATCCCCACACCATCAGGACTACACGCCACACCATCGCATACTACCTCGCCTGGCCTATCCGCAAGCCTATCCCCAAACCCATGACTCAATGCCTCTTCCCACATGAATCCCTTTTCCCATTGCAGACGTGTCTCCATAGACGGTATGCTATCCCCAACACCCTTGAGGCCAAATAACTCCTCTCCGATGCTGGTAATGATATCTGATAAATGTAGTCCTTCGGATCTGTCAATAGGGGGGGTGAAAGGGAATGTTTCATCAAGGGTTTTTATTTGCATTCAGCATCATCTCCTTCATTCAAGTCTGCCAATGCCTTTGCCAACCTATCCGCCTCCTTCTTATCCGCCCTCTTCTTCGCCAATGCTTCTCGCGCCTTTGCCCATCCATCAACTTTAGGCTCCGGCTCTGGCTCCACAGGTACAGCGATCATGTATTGTGGCAGGATTATTGTGACAAAGGTATGCAGGACATCAATCCACTTTGTTGGATCACTCTCTCTGTTGAGAGCTATGAGGAGGTTTTTGCGATCTTGCCCTGTAGAGGGTTCATGTACATTGCGTCCCCTATCTGACATAGCATTAAACACCATGCTGCGGAGTAGCTCAGGGTCATCGAGTTCTTCCTGGTTATTTATGTGTACTCTTATGTTGGGGAATTTTGGTTCTATATCTTGGTTCATGTATGTGTCCTTTCTATTTATTTAAAGTAGGTGGGCGTGACTTAACCAATCCGTCAGCCACCTACTTACTCTAATCCGTTATGCTTCACTTACGCCAATGTCAGTATCCCATCAGCAAACGTCCATTCATCCTGCCCACTGAGGAATGTATCATCAGTAGCAAGTGCAATTATCGCTTTCTTGGCTGGATTATTCTTTATGCTTCCCAATATCTTGGCCAATATACCCTTCTTAGGTAGTGGCGCATCCAGTTCAGAAAGCACCCCGATCAGTATACCCTTCACTTCGTCTTGGATGGCTTCAGTATCAACAGCAGCCTTCTTCCCCTTACCTTTCGCCGCTTTTTTCTCTTCCAGCAACTTATCAATCACAAGCACAACACCCGCTTTACCTTTGGACGTTTTCTGGCCGGTAGGGACATTTATAAAGTGCGCCCGGATTCCCTCGAGGAATGAGATATCATTGTCATCAATTTTATTCTCATCATACCCACTCTCCACCAGGCCGGTGAAGAATCGTGACAAGTTACTTGTCTTTGTCAATGCCACCTTACTGCCAATCTTATTCAACCCCTTACCTGTATCGTCCGGAGTGAATAGGGATTGTCCACCACCCACTGAGTAGAACTGGATATGCTCAGCACCTTCTTCATCAGCAAGTAGTACTCGCAGGAGTGTGACGGCTTCAGCAGATTGCCCATCATAATTCCCAATCTCGAATCGCGCTCTCTTAATGATCAGGATAGCATCATCCAGCAATCCCCCACCCTCGAGAAATGTTTCCGGCTTAAAACTTACGTTACCCATCTGTAATGTTTCCTTCCTGGTGTATGTTAATGTTACAACTATCTTGGAGGCAAGGACTCCCTCGACTCCATTTCATGCTTTTCCTTGTCAATCAGATTCTGAATTGCAATCTCAATGAACTTGTTGTAGCTCTTGTACGTCTCAGGCATTGCATTCACAATCAGCCTGATGTCGGCATCTGTGCTCACCTCCATTCTCCTGTTGTTACTCACCCATACCTTACCCAGTGATGGTCTGCCTGGGCCTCGACCTGCTCTAGCATCTTCATCAGTCATATTCTGCTCCTTCCATTTTGTGTGGGCTATATCGGTTGTCTGTTTTCCGGCTGATAACTACATGATAACACCCTGATTAAGTTCTTGTCAAGCACTATTTTAATAAAAAGTGGAAAATTAACCTAAGTGAGGGTACGCCCCCATACTTACACCGAAACATATATATTCACATAATGTCAAGTTAAGGTACGCCCCTCAACTTAGCTCATATTCATACATCTGGACAAATCAAACACCTTTTTCCCTTAGTTACTATTATATATATTTTTTTACCTTTAACTTATTACAAGAAAAGAGCGAAAGTATAGTTATTCATTGTCCTGCAATGTGCTACGGCGAAACTGATTTGTCCTGATTTGTCCAAAACATAGTATGCTTACTATAAAACACAGTGTTAATGTTTACAACCAACTCTTGTATCTACATTCCACTACATAGCCTAAGTGAGGGTACGCCCCCTGTACTTATACCATTTGTCCAGATGTAGATAGCACATATCGTAATATTCATAATAAACTGATTACCATTTGTCCAGATTCGTGTAAGTATGCCTACGTCTCCCCTACTTAGGTCATGATCATTTTGCAACTTACAACAGAAAAAGCACCACATTACCACAATATATAACATGACTAATGTGTAATATGAATAGACTATAAATAGTGTCATTGCTATATAAACACCCTGTTTGGACAAATCAGGACAAATGGTAAGTACATGAACCGCATATAGTGGTATATATGTTTCCATTAACTCTTGTGCAGTAAAGTTTGCTTATAATAGTGGACGGAATAAGTGCTTAGGCTTGACAGATATTACTAAGCCCGTATCTGTTTTGATATCCCATACTTCATAATATCCTTCATATCTTTGATATAGTGTAACCCACTGGGCATCCTTATCCCTGTAGTGACTCTCATGACAGCCTGATACACCATCCCACCATACCTTGTCTCCAGGATTGTCATGAGGAGTGGGAATAGGTACAGATTGTCCATCTGTCTTTGGATCGGTTTTTGCACAGGCTTTAGCACGGGCGTTCTTAAATGCATCCAACACATATTGAATATACGCTATGTGTATTGTAGTTGGTCCTAATCCTATATTTATCATCCATCCAGTCCTATCCACATGCCTCCACCCAACTGCACCTGCCATGCACAAGGCTGCAACCTTACCCTCTTCCTCTGCCTCCCTCCAAACACGATCCAAATCAGCCTGTTGCAAGTCATGCTTGACATGGAAGTGGTAGCGGGTATACCCCCCATTTGGATTGAATGTGTATACTTCCACCCGGCTCTTGTGACTGTGACGACCATGGCGCACAGGCTTAGACACTTTTATATTCACCGTGGGCAGAGGACTGAGTGTACTTGGCACTACTGTGAAGGATGGTGGGTATCCTTTAGTACGAATATGCTGTACTATGGTTCCTCCCTTAAGTTGATGAGTACCAATT